ATGCGACCGCTCACAACTCCTGAGCGTGCCACGAGTTTTAGCTTGTGGCTTTGGTCAGACCGAAGTAGACCGGTGGGGTTGCAGCTGGAGTGTGAACTGCGTTCTTCACGGTCAGTTCAACTTCGAAAGCCATGATGTCGCCCGAGGTCATCGAGAGAGGTGGCAAGGTGTCGAAGATTACAGTTCCGCTGTAGATTGGCGCGCTGGTGGTTGCAGTGGTGTTCCCTTGTGGGGCGATGCTGAAAGCCACTTCGGTTGCGTAGTTCGCGAATAGAAGCTGGTAAAGCGAGGTCGAGTCGCCCGAGGCGATACCTGCGATGCTCAACTTCCACTCCTGTAGAGGCTGAACCTCACAGAAGGTCTGCTGGCCACCAGGTGCGTCTGAGAGTGCTAGTTCGATGTTGTCGGCGTCACACGAGTATTCGGTCGTGCCGATTTTGAACTTGATGTTTGTTGCTTTGATTCTGGTTGATGCTGCCATCGGTTCGAACCTTTCCTAGATTGAGATTTGTAAGTCAATGTTAATTGTGGTTGCCAGGAAGTCGTTACCGTTGAGACTGAGCAAGTATGGCTGTGCAACACTGCCAACACCTGCGTCAGTTGGTAACGCCACTAGCGTTTGTTCGATGAGATCATCGAGGTCATCGCTAGTCGTCTCGTTGGTCGCGTGACCTGAAACGATTACAAGCTCGAGGTTCAAGTCGTAACAAGAACCGACCGAACCTGGGGCGATGTATGGCGAGCCTGGGCGAAGCACTAGAACGGGTGGAGTCACTCGCTCTGGCACATAGTCGTAGACGTCTAGCCCTGCCTCTTGGAGAGTCAGAGCAAGTTCAGCCTTAGCCGCACCAGCCTCGCTCATACAGACCAGCCCAAGTAGGGCAGGAGTTGCGCATAGATAGACCGCTTAGTGTCTAGTGATACACGCATCCCCTGCCCCGAGCCGTCAGCGAACTGAGCGATGCCACTTGGGGCGTTGCGACGGTTCCAGTGCTCAGAGGCTACCTGAAGCACACAGACATCCTTGATGACGGCCGGCACGGTTGTGACCTCGCCAATCATCAGGTTGACCTCAGCCAGCCCAGCGTCTAAACAACGTTGTGGGAAGTCTGAGGCGTCTTTAGTGCCTACGTAATCTTTGAACTGCTGAAGCGTCACGGCCATGGTTTAGTCCTAGGCGGTTACGTCGAGCTTGACGATCGCACCGAAGCGAGGAACTGCAACAGCCATGTAACCGTATAGCGAAACGCTGTCGGTTAGCGTGGTGATGTCGCCGTCGGTTAGGCGAACGCCACCCGACTCCATCGAGATAAGTGCAGCCGAGTTAGCCATGTAGACAACGCCTGAAGCCAACTGTGGGTCAACGATCACTGGAAGACCGAAAACCGAGCCAGATAGACCAGGGATGTTAGCCGAACCGATGGTGTTGCTTCCGTCGCCGTTTAGCGATAGAACCGGGCGACCATCTCCAGCTGCGACCTTGACGATGTTTACGTAAGCGTCTGGTGCAGCAAGGATGAACTCTGGGCGTAGGCCTGAGTTCTGGTAGATGTATGAAGCACCGTTGGCGATACCCTCGGCTAGCGATGAAGCAGTGCCACCGTCAGCGTCGAAGACCTTACCAGTCCAGGTAAGACCGTTTAGAACGGCTACCATACGGGCGTTGGTTGCAGCTGCATACTGAATGGCTAGACCCTCGAAGATTGCGTCAAGGGTGTTGACCTGTGAACGCTCAACATACTGGCGCGAGAAGGTGGTGTAACCGCCGTAGGTCTTGACGTCAGCCGAGACAACTTCGAAGGTTAGGTTACCGAACGATAGAGCTTCGTTTTCTGGGCTCTGCTCGCCGACTGCAAGAGTGTTGCTGTCGATGGTGGCGTATTCAACGGTTACGCCAGTCGCTGGCAACGCTGCACGCTGGAAGGCGTTTAGGGTTGGGCGGTTGTTAGCGATAAGGGTGTTGATGTAGCCGAAGTAAGGTGGAACGATTGCTGCGTCAGCTGAGGTCGAAGCGTCACGAGCGATCTGAACTGCGTCAGAGTCTCCCTTGACCATGGCCTTGGCGAACTCGCCAATGCTACGGAACTTAGCGTGAGCAGGTGCCACAGCAGGCTGTGGGTTGATGCCAGCCTCGACCAGGCGACGAACTTCAACGAGTTCATCCTGAATCGCGCGAACATCGAGTTCAGTGTTTTCAGACAATGAGCTCTCACTTTCTTGGATGTCGTCGGTCGGTTCAGTCTCAGCCTCGGCTGGTTCCTGTTCCTCGCGAACTTGGGTGATTTCCGCGCCTGAATAGGCTGGGAATGATACAACGCTGACCTCTTTGAGATCAACGAGGGTTCTCGTAACAACGTTGCCGTCACGAGTTTGCTCGACCGGCACGAAGCCAACCGAGAATCTGTTGAGAACGCCGTCGCGCATAAGTGCGAGGGTTTCATCGGCGCGCTGAACGCCCTTGGTAAGTTTGGCAACAATCTCGAAGCCAGCCTCGGTGTCGCGACCTTCTAGCACTCGACCGATAGGCAAGTCGTCATGCTGGTGGCCGTAGTAGATTTTTACGTCTTCGACTGAGCGGATAGCACCTGGTGCGAATCGTTCTTCGTATGCGCCACCGATGTTTGCAGCTTGTCCGTAAGGAACGGCGATTCCACGAATCGTTCCATCCTCGTCATCGAGACGCATCTCGATTTCACGTGTTTCAATCTCCATTTAGAGACCTTCCTTTGCTCGGACTTCTTCAGGCGTGAGCCATGGCTGACCAGCGAGGGCGACGTCATACATCTCCCAGCGAGTCTTCATGTCTGCCTTGAACAAGCCTTCGTAGTTGAACTTGACTGAAGTGCCACGTGGCAAACAGTTGCTTAGGGCATCCTCGATGGCGTTGGTGTAGCCCATGAGGGTGTGGCGGTAGAACGTCTGTTGTTCGTCGCTCAAGTTGCTGTAGGTGTCGCTCGAACCGTCAATACCCGTAAGCAGTAGACGGGCTGGCACACCAAACAAGCGAGCGATTGTCTGAGTCGACTGTGCTGCGACATTGGTGAACATCAAGTCCTGGGGCGTAGCGTTGATGGCTTGGTAATCGAAGCCTTCGCTGAGCACCGCTAGTTGTCTAGTCGCCTGCTTGGTGTGCCAGTTCGTTGTAATCTCGTCAGCTTGGTCTTTGGTGAGCATCTTGCCCGTCTTGAGCACACCGGTCGGGACACCGCCCGAAGCGAACCAGGTGCTTGCGAAGTTGCGTAGATCAAGAGCGGTTGCGATGTCGTTTCCTGCAGCTTGAATCGGGCCGAGTCCGCGAAGGTTGCCGACGGTGGTGAATAGGCGCATGTGCTCGATGTCGCGCTGGGTGTAAGTCTTGCCCATGTAGTCGAAGACCTTTTGGCCAGTCATGCCGTTGATGCCGTCTAGGCGTGGAGTGATGGCCGTCGGGTCGAGGGCGGTTAGGTCGTTCACTTGACCGCGTGAGTCGTATGACTTGAACCAGAAGGCTTCGCCGTTGATTGCCAGGCTAGTCACGGTCGAGAAGATGAAGTCTTTGCGTGACTCAGAGAGCGACGGGTTGTTGACTAGAACGGGGTTCTCAATCTTGACCTCGAGACCGCCACCGTAACGGTAAGTTTCAAGTGGAAGTGCCTTGGAGATTGGTGTCGCGATGATTTGAATCGAACGGTAGACCGATGCCAGGGAGAGAGCCGTTGAGGTGCTGACGTAAGTATCAGAACGAACGGGAATGTTGGGAACGGCAGCTCGACGCTCGATGGGAACGTTGCCGGTCAATCTTTGCCAAAGTGTGGCCATGTAACAACCTTATGAGGTTCTGACCGATTCGAAACTTTTTAGCGTAATGGGCGTGTTGAGTCTAGTATACTCCGACACCCGACATCGTTTGAGCATTCGCAACATGGAGTGCCCAGACAGTTGCCAGGAGAGCATCGACGTCACCGATGGAATCCTTGCGCGAGATTTGCCAATACTCGCCAACATACTTCGCGACCGCTTGACCATTCTGCATGACCAGCAACGGGTCGTTATTGTGAGTGACTCGACCGTTAGCAAACATGGCGTAAGCCGTCATGCAAGCCGTGTTGATTTCCTTATTCCACAAGTTCCAGACCGTGATGCCCTTCTCCTTCAACTTGCGGTGTAGCGAGTGCATGCCTCGGTCATCGAGGGCGACTGCGTTGATTGCATGCTTGCGACAGATTTGCACGATCAGGTCAACGAGCTTGTCTTCGGTTGGGTTGACTAACGAAGCCACCAGTTCGGTCTGGAAGTTATCGCCGACTCGTTTAGCAGCTGCAATCGTGGCGTGCTCGAAGTTGCGTGTTACGTCGACACCCAGAATGGCGTTCTCGATGTTCTCAATACCGGTGCCCGAAGCCTGCCTAAATAGTTCTCCTGGCAACCATGTTTCGCGCACACCGCTGATGAACTGATTGAGCGTGTAACGGCGCACCTCATGTTCGGGCTGGGTAACGATGTCTTGCAACACTCGGTCGATAGGGATACGGCCAGCCTCAACCGCTGGGTTAGCCGCCATGATTGCCACGGGGTCGTCGAGTTCCGAGTTCGCTGGGGCTTCCCAAATGAACGCGCCGAAACGCTCGAGCTTGGAGTCGCCTGCAATCGCTTGCTCGGCTGAACGGTAAAGGTCGAGGAGTGTTTGTGATTCTTGGTCGCCTGCTGTAGTGATCATGACGACTTGCGCGCCGGCCACCGCTGCAGTTCCCTTGAGCGCAGCAGTCCAGATTCCACGCTTAGCGAGGTGACCTTCATCGAGGATGCACCGACCGCCAATGGTAATACCCTGCAGGGAAGACTCTCGGGCTGGGCTGACGGTGTATTTGCCACTGCCATCGGTCTTGGCTAGTCCACGGGTTTCTGTGGTCTTCTTGAAGCGTTTAGCGAGCCACGGGGTCGAGTCGATGACGTGTTTCACTCGGCTGTAAATGATTGTGGCCTGCTCGCGCGACGATGCCAGGGAGAGACAGTCACCGCGACGGAATGCCAACGCCTCGAGAGCCAACGCACCGCCAAGAACAGACTTGCCGTTCTGCCGACCGAGGGACACAACAATCTGGCGGAAGCGTAGTTCGCCAGGATGCTCAGCATGGTCGTCTGGGTAGCGTTCGAGCATGGCGCGAAGCAACCACTTCTGCCAGGCATCGAGCTTGAGAGGTTGGTTGCTCTCAGGAGTCACCCAGCACATCTCAATCAAGTCGATGAGACGGTCGCCATCGGTTGGGAAGTCAGCCGATAGCGGTGGAGTGAACCGGGCAGGGAGTTGCATTACCGCTTCATGAGTTCAGCCAGAGGGTCAAACTCTGGGGCTGAGCCGTTCAAGTGTCTGCTGATCTCGAGGATAGTCTTCCGAAGTTCAGCTGCGGTCGAGGTGTTTCCTTTGTCGTCAAACTCGGTTGCCAGTCTGAGGGCTATCAGGGCGAGCACTGCAGATTCCGCATTTAGTTCGCACTCGTTTAGCCAGTCTTTTAGGGCTGATTCAATCATGTTGATTCCGTTCTACTTCAAATAATCTAACTCGGTTGTGTAAAGGAAAGTTGCAAGCAGGGATGAGGGGCAGACCTCAGAAAAAAGCCCGATGCCTCAAACCCAGCGTTCATTCATCCATGATACCCGTGTGAGGGCTGAATCTTGCTTCCTGCCGTTGCATGAACGACAAGCTGATTGCAGGTTGCCTATGTCGTGGTTAGGTTCACCATTGCCAGGGGGAACGATGTGGTCAATAGTCCAGTCCTTACCCTCGAGGTGCTTACCACAGAGCGCACACACAGGCTCGAGTATGGTCTTGGCATAGGCTCTAGCCTTGCGCCACTCGGGGGAGTCGTGCCAGTCACTCATTGTCGTCGAGGTATTCGAGGCCGTCGAAGTCTTGCACTCGGGCTATTGCGTCAATGGTCTTGAGCACGATCGCTGGGATGATGACCAGCCCGATGATGATTAGTAGTTCCATTAGTCCAACCAAACTTTGTAAGCTGCAGTCACTCGGCCTTTGTCTGGGTCGATGAAGTGCAGGCGTTGACTTGGGGTTGCTGATGCGGCCATGGTGATGCCGGCATAGCGGTTGTCTGATTCCGTTGAGCCAGTCTGGTAGACGGCACCGAGTCCGTCTGGTAGTGCCCATTCTGCGTGGGTGTGGTAGTGCCCGATGTATGCGTCTCGGA